GCAGCCTTAATAGCTTCAGATTTAGTACGGAAACCACCCTTTGACTTTGGTTTGCGTTTGCCAGTCGAATCGTAGTAATTTATCCGATACTCCCAACCGTTTTCTCGTTTTCTGTATGATGCCATTGTTTAGTCCTCTTGTATAGATAATCCCTACACTCAAAGTTTGGTGATGGAGAGTGCAGGGATTTTTTTGTTTTATTTTTTTATTTAGTAGTAAAGACTGCACCGCAGTTCTTGCAGTGCCACTCTTTTTTACCCTTCTTGCCAGCAAAACCAGCTAGAGCACCAACACCGCCAGTCATAATAGTTCCAGCAGCGGCTTTACCAATTGAGAAACTTTTTCTTTGCTGTACCATAAATTCAACGTCCGTACTTTTGCAATGAGGGCATTTTATAGCTCTTGCTTGTCGAAATTCCTCTTTCAAGTCCTCACTCGCTTGTCGAAATTCCTCTTTCGCTTTTGCTTGTTCTATTTTTGATTGTTCTTTTTGCTCTTTAGTCATAGGGTGTTTTATCTCCCAAAAAAGTCGTGCGAACAATAAAGCAATACCCACAAACATTAATAACCAAAAAGGAGGAAAGATAAAACCTAAAATAAGCCCACCAAAAGTACAGCCAAAAGTTGTTTCGAATTTCAAGTAAGTAGGTACATTTCTAACATCATCCATTTTCATTTTCATTTTCTCCTTTTTTTAAATAACAGTTTGCTGAATTTTCCTAAATTCATCTTGTATCATCGCTTCGCCCCAAGTCGTTGAAATATCATACTGTGCAGCGAAGCGAACCCAATTAAAATCGTAGATATCAGTTGATTTTAAATAATCAACTAGTAACTCGTGGATCATATTTCTATTTGCTTGAGCTTCGTATTTCTCACGCAATCGCTCATAGTCTTTAGAGTTGTGCTCTAGGTGTCCCAATTCATGTAAAATGACCTTTAAACGAGTTTCGGGGGATAAATCCCCATTGATGTAAACCACCCTGTTTATAGGGTCGATAAAGCCATTTCTGGACCATTGACTAGAGCTGAACTCACAGATAGAGACATTGAACTGCTCAAGCAATTCACTTTCAGTCATAGCACCTCACTTTTCCTTGCTGCTCATATAGCCCGCAATAATGCCACGGATGGCCCGCTTATCATCATCGGTCAGCGGTTTGCCGTCGAACATCATGGCGTTTTCTATTATGTTATCGATGTCGTGGGAGCTTGGTTGTTGTTCTTCTTTCGTCATAGGAACATCGTACCCCATGAGCCATGCTTCAGATACCCCTAACGTTCTAGCAAGTAGCACTAACTTTTCTTGGTCTGGTGTTGATTTTCCATTGATGTATTGAGACAAAGCACTCTTTCCAAGTTTTACACCTAATTCTTTTTGATGCACTTTTGAAAGAGAAATTACGTCAACTTGTTTTAAATTTCGTTCGCTCATAACTTGTTGCAAGCGTGCAGCAGTAGTATTTTTCATATTCTTTACCTTTTTCCTTTATGGATTCATTATATAGTAGAAAATACAAAAGTTCAAGAAAAAATAAAAAAAAGTTCAAAAAATTGAACAAAACTGTTGACAAATAAAAAGAGAAGGATTAAAATAAAACCATAAAGTTCAAGAGATTGAACTTAGAAAGGAGAACTCAATGAGATTTAACTACGCTAAATTAAAGGGTCGTATTAAAGAAAAATACGGGACGCAAGAAGCTTTTGCAAAAGCTATCGGCTTAACTCCCTCAAGGTTTTCATTCAAGATCAACGGGAAAGCGAAGTGGAAACAAGACGAAATTGTAAAAGCGGTTGAACTATTAGAAATCTCACAAGATGAGATAGTTGAATATTTTTTTAACTATAAAGTTCAAGAACTTGAACTAAATAATTAAAATTCTGAAAGGAACAAACATGAAACCAAAACGATATCCATATAGTGGAAATAAAAAGCGCCTACCAAAGGCGGTAAACGCTAATAAGGCTTTAGAGATTGTAATAGATACTATCGATTCTTGTGCTCTTGCACGTATGAATCATAAGCTTTTAGAATCTCGCAAGTAGTGTTGAATGCGATAGCACTTGAAACAGCAACAACTTCGCTATCAAACTCAATACCGTTGTCAGCAAGTGATTTCAAAGCTTCGCTAACAGATTCGTTGATACCGCTTCGAATTTCTGGATACTTAGCTTCTAAGAAATCATCAAAATTTTCAATCATGACTTGTCTCTCCTTTCATCAAAGATAAGTCAATTATATCAAATTCAGAAAGGATACTATGAACGAAATATTAGAACGCATCGCAAAAAGCCTTGAGTCTATCGACGCAGAACTCAAGGCAAGAAACGAAGACCGTAAAACACTTATCAACCAAGCTGAACAGATTGAAAAAACCTGCTTGGAAATCAAAGAAGATCCATTCGGTCTTAATGTTTTAAAGGAAAAAGCATTATCTGACAAAGCTAATTTAGAAAGGAGCAAACATGAAGAAAATAAAAAAAGCCTTTGAAAAAATCAAAGACGTCATTGACGATTGGCTTTGGAGTTATACCGGGTTAATGATAAGTTGTACCTTTTTGGCGATTGTCGGCTCTATATTGGGTTCGATTGTTGGGGTAGGGGTTTTCCTTATTATCAAACTGATTCTCCACAAGTTATTTGGTTTACCCTTTACAGTTGATTAAGCCTATCACAAGTTTTATCAAATAATTAAGAAACAAGGTAAAAGATGTTCCTAGAATAGAAACTATGAATGGAAGCCATAAAGAAGTTAATAGCGTCCGATCCATGAATGCTTTGTGTTCTGGCAGATAATAAAGACCTTTCTCCGTGAGACCTACGTCGCCAGAAACGTCTTTGACGCATAAGCCTTTGTCACAAAGTTCTTGGACAAAAATGCGATTGTTATCTATTAATTCTTTATTTTCTTTGTAGTAAATTCGGCCCCGTTTGTTAGATTTCCGAATTTTAATAAATGTTTTGATTAAGCAATGCGCTTTGTTTGATAGAACTTCCACAATAAAACTCCAATTATTTTTTAAAACTATTATATCAAAAATAGAAAGGGAAAAATGAACGAAATCAAACTAACTGAAAACGATTTTGACTATTCTGTGCTAGACACGACAACAAAAGAATTTTTGGAAGAGCGTGCCAATATCATTTATGGTATTCAAAGCAAGAGTGCTTACGAAATCGGAAAACAACTTGCTAAAGCTCAAGAAAAGCTTTCACAAAATAGATACGGATGTTTTGAAGAGTGGTATAGAAGCCTTGGTTTTAAAACAACAAAGGCATACGAATACATCAATCACTTTAAGTTCATTTCTTCGCAAAGCGAAGAATTAAACATTAAAAAATTCGAAGAACTTCCTTCGAAGTTGCAAGCTGAAATGTCCAAACCATCTGCCAATCCAGAGGTCAATCAAGCGGTATTCAACGGTGATGTCACAACTCACAAAGAATATAAAGAGCTTGAGCGTCGCCTAAAACTCAAAGACCAAGCACTCGAAGCAGTCAAGGGTGAGTTGGAACGTGTCAAACAAACAAAAACCACTGAAAAGGTAATCGAGAAGGAAGTCATTCCGGACGATTATAAAGCTACACAAGACCTTAACAAGCAACTGTTAGGCAAAAACAAAGACCTATCAGACGAGCTTGATTCAGTCAAAAGAAGTCTAAGACTCAAAACTGCCTCTTATGAAATGCTTGAAAAAGAAACCTCGGAAGCACTAGCTTTGAAAGAGTCTATCGAAAACTTACGAGCTGATAAAGAGAAACTAGAAAACAGTGTTTCCAACATCTTCACACTCAGCAACCTAGTGTCAGAATTTGAAGATTTCTTTGATAGCAAAATGGCACCGCTCAGATTCAAAACCCTTATCCAAGGGATTGGCAAGGATGCTCAGATTGAGAAATTAAGAGACATCTTAACACTCACAGAAAACTGGATTGATGAAATGAACAAAATCATTCCAGAAAGTGGAAGAACAATCATAGAAGGAGAAATCATCAATGAGTAAGAAGAACAAGAAAAAAGAAAATTTGCTTGCTGAAACGGTTGAAATGCAGAAAAAACAAGCCATGAACCTTGTGGCACAAAGCACCGTTAACCAACAGCTTTTGGAAGAAGTTATCGGAATCAAGGAAGAAATGGACAGAAATGTTAAGAAGACAAATCAAAAGCTCACTGACATTGAGTTGCTTGTCGAAGAAGTTAACAAGAAAGTCCATATCGATGACGGTGAAGCTACTAAAATCAAGAGCATTGTTTTTCGAAAAGCTGGCGTGTTTGCTGACTTCTACTTTAAAGAACAGAAAACACATCCAAGCGATAACTTGTTTGCATCCAAGAAAGGTCAGTTTATCCGCTTGATGTACTCACATTTGAAGAAGGCTTTCAACGTTACCAAGTACACCAACATCAAGCATGTTGACGCTAAAAAAGCCGTCAAATTTTTGGAGAATCTATCTTACGACGATTTCACACCATTTGAAATTCGTGAGACACCAAAACAAAAAGAGCTTATCGCTCTTGAAAAAGGGTAACGCTTATGGACAACCCATTCAAACCACTAGCTGACCAGTTCGACAGCATGCTAACGGCAGTGATAGCAGATAAAACAAAAGCGTTCGACTTAGACGAAACGCTACCAATGTTGCTAACTGCTAAACAGTGTCAGTCAATGCTAGGAATTGGCAACTACACAGAATTTTTACGAATAACCAACCTTGACGGTTTCCCAAAAATCGACAAAGGGCGAGGGGCACAAATCAGATATCCACGGGACGCCGTCAGAGATTGGTTTAACAATAACTGGCAAGAGATTGCCTAACACATAACCCTAGCCGTAGCAGTGAGCTAGTGAGGAAACTGAACGATACCAACTAAGTAAGCAACAACGATTTGATATTCATAAGTCTCCTTAAATTATATATGAATTAAAAAACCTCACTAGCTCTCTAGTGCGGTTAGGGAAAACAGAAAGGAATTTAAAAATGAAAAAACTATTTGCATGGCTATGGAGCAAAAAACAACAAGAACCGGAATATTTCTTCGAACCAGTTTGGACACCATACGAGGAAAATGAACGCAAATACGAAGCTCGCAAAAAACGTGAACAAGAGCTTTTGGCAAAATACGGAAACCGATAAGATCACTATCTTCAATCCGTAGCCACGGCTCACCGTGGAGTGTAACTTATACTTTTCCCCAAAAAACATAAACTTTACCCACATATTCACACACATACCTTTCTAAAAAAACATTGAAAGACATGAAACGGTGGGCTATGGGTGCGGATTGAGAGCACTAAAAAAAGCATGGGTTAGGGCCCATGCAAGAAAAATACACCAAGGAGATTATACCATGAAATCTTTTAACACTCAAACAGTCGCAAAAACTGGATTCACTAAAAGCAAAGCATTTGGATTGTGTGGCACACTTGCCATTGCTACAGCTTTATTGATTGGGTCTGGCACAGTATCAGCAGACGAAACCACTCAACCAGTGGCGGACACACAACCAGCGGTGTCTAATGTCTATACGGCTGACAACGGCGGTAATATTACGGTGACACCGTCTGAAACAGTGGCAGAAACACCAAAAGTGTTGGCACCAGCACCAGTAGAATCTCAACCGATCGCAGAAACTCCAGCAACAACTGCAGAAGTAGCTCAACCAGTAGCTGAAACACCAGCGGCGCCTACAAGCGTTGTTAAAGAGGGTGACACAATCACTGTCAACAATCCAGAAGTTGACGTGACATTCCCTAATGGCACTGGTAAATACTCACCGTTCGAGGTCGAGTATAAAGATATTGAGTTTCCAGATAGCATGCCTATCAATGAGGGCGACAAGGTAGTAACTGAGCTTCCAAAAGAAATTGGGCTTCAAACATCATTCGATTTCGACGTTTATAACAACGAGAATATCGTTGGTAAAGCGAACGCTGATGCTCAAGCTCGCAAGATTACTACCACATTCAATAATTACTTCACTGAACATCCATTGAACAAAAAGATGTCGTTGAAGTTCGACGCTAAATGGCTTGACATTGTTGAGCCGGGCAAACCTGTTACCGTTAACTTCAACGGTACAGTTAAGACCTTTGAAATTGCTGACGGAAACCCAATTCCAACAGACGAATTGCTTTCAAAATGGGGTTGGCAAGACAAGAATGATCCACAGATTATTAACTGGACACTACGCTTAAATACTGCTCGTCAAGTCCTTAACAATGCAGTGTTATCTGATACATGGTCCAACAATCAACAATTTGTTGACGGTTCACAAAACATCTATTTCGTAAAAGACCCACTCGATTGGACTGTTATCGACCATTCAGCAAAAGATTACCTTGAATCATGGAATGTAAGAGCTGACGGTTTTGACGCCAAATTCAAAGAGTTTAACCGCATCATGTATATTGGTTACCAAACTCGATTGAAGACAGCGGTTAAAGATAGCACAAACCCAACGAACAAGGCGACTCTGACTGCTGATAGCAGTACAAGTAATTCAAGTTCAAAAGTGCAGCTTGTCGGTGGCCGTGGTGATGCGTCTGGTGAGAACAAACCAGAACCAACATTTGAAATTCCTCGTGAAGCTCCAAAAGTAGACATCCCCGAATTTGAGGGCGGCATCCCCGGCATTCCGGAAGTACGTGAGCTTCCAGAGTGGAACGGAGGAACAGTGCCAAATGAAGCACCTATTCATTACAAACCTGAGTTCCAAGGCGGCATTCCGGGAATCCCAGAAGTCCGTGAGCTCCCACCATTCGAGGGCGGCGTAATTCCAAACGATGCACCAATTTTGGACTTGCCAGAACTTAAAATCCCAGAGGAACCAACACCAGAAAAACCTAGCACATCAAAAGAGGTACCTAATAAGCCCGTAGACGCTCCGAAAACAAAAGAGGTAGAAATTACCGAGGTCGTTTACAAAAACGATTCTGAGCCAAAAGAAGCACCAAATACAGCCGTTTACGGCGGCACTCTACCTCTCACTGGCGAAAAAGAAGGTATCGCTAGCACTTTGGGGCTCGTAGTAATTGCAGCAGGCATCACAACTTTGGGATTGAGCTTTAAGAAATACAACGGCAAAGAAGACAAGTAATTAAATAATTAGCAGTGGTGGGAGGGTAGGCATTAAAAAAGCACCTCCGGAAACAATCCAAAAGGTGCAACGTTCATCAAAACGATTTACTTGATTATAACTCAAAAGAAAAGGAGGAACAAGTGGCAAATAGAAGGATGTTCAGTAGAGATGTCGTAATGACTGATGATTTTCTTGACTTACCTCCTACAACAAAGGCTTTATACTTCTTCTTAAACCTAGAGGCTGACGATGATGGTTTTGTCGGAAACCCTAAAACTATCATGCGATTGGTTGGCACAACGAAAGAAGACATGAAACTTCTAATCGAGGGCAACTATGTACTGTTGTTTAACAGTGGAGTGGTAGTTATAACAGATTGGACAGAACACAATTCTATTAGGAAGGATAGAAAAAAACCCACTAGATTCACAGAGGAAATGCAACAAATAGCACTGGTAGAAGGCAATAAATATCAGTGGTTGTCAGATGTGCAACCAACTGACAACCAACTGACAACCAAATGTCAGACAAATGGTTGCATAGGAGAGGATAGGATAGGAGAGGATAGGATAGGAGAGGAGAGGAGAGGAGAGGTAAGAGAAGAAAAACAACCTACCACTACTCCCCCTCTTAATCAAGACCTTGTAAATCTTTATCAATCTTTCGAAGCTGAGATAGGCAGACCGCTATCACCACTCCAAACGCAAGACTTACAGTACATGCTAGAAGATTTTAACGCTGACGTTATTCTTGAAGCACTAAAAGAAGCAGTAAGCCAAGGTAAGGCAAACTTTGCATATATTAAGGCTATCTTAAACCGATGGAAACAAGACAACTTAATGACGGTTGAACTTGTTAGGAATAGCAAAGCAAATCATAAGGGCAAGAAACAACAAAAGAAAGAGCCACAAACTTATGAAGAATGGGTAGCTACTCGAACGGATGAAAACCCATTTTAGGAAGGGGTGATATCTATATGCTATCGCAAGCTGAAATTATAGCAAACACAAAAAGGCTAGGGGACGTTTGTCCTATTCATGGGGTACCGATGTTACAGCTTAATACCCCCGTTAAAATTGCGGGTGAAGAACAACCACGCAAACCCTCTCCAGTTTGTCCAAAGTGTGCCAAAGAGCAAAGAGACAAAAAGGAAGAAGAGATGGCAAAAGAGAGCATGAAGAGAAACCTCTATCTGAGAACGTATGACGTGCTTATGAGAGATAGCACTATTCCCGAAGAGCTAAAGTCAGCATCTTTTGATAACTTCATCGCTAGAACGCAAGAGGAAAAGAATCTGCTAGATTTCGTGAAGAGACAAATGCAGAAATATCTTGATGGCGTAGGCGGGAACACCTTGCTAACGGGAACTACTGGAATCGGTAAAACTCACTTGACTATTGCAATGGCTAAAACGCTGAATGAGACTTTCAAGGAAAGAGGAACACCAAAGAGTGTGCTATTCGTGAATTTGACCGAAATATTACGGAAAGTCCGAGAGAGCTTTAAGTTTGAGAGCAAAGAGGGTTACTATTCAAGACTGTTGATGGAGGTTGATTATCTCATCCTGGACGATCTAGGCGTTAAACAAAGTGATTCAGGGCGCTCTAAGTCAGCGTGGGAAGAAGAATTTATCTTTGACGTGCTCAGTCATCGCAAGAATACGATTATCTCAACCAACTTAAGCAATGATGAAATTGCAAACCTTTACAGCGAACGTGTCGCAAGCCGCATTCGGACAGGACTGGAAGGGAATGTATTTAAAGCACTCAACATCAAAGATAAGCGCTATACACTCAATCAGCTAAAACAGCTAGAAGGATGATGCTATGACGGAAGAAGAAGTTAAACTAAAGCTCTTTGAAGACTACGAGCGTATTCACGGCCTTGTATTCTCAAAAGAGCACAAACAGAAAATGATGGATGATTTAGATTTGTATTCGTTCATCGAGAAAATTAACGAATATATGTATTTCGCTAAGAAATCAACGCAGATTTTTAGCGCACACTAGAAAACACCTCTAAAATCGATTTTAAGGCGTGTGTTTTACTCGGTGGTATAAATAGACTACGACACCGTTAAAATTGCACTGTGCCCCCTTAAAATGCGAAAAAAGGGTATTCAAAACAAAAAGGAAGACAAAACATGACAAATCAACTACAAACACAAAACAAAAGGGATATTTCAACAGATACAAGTGCATGGACGTTTCAAGATATCAAACGCTACTACGACCCACAAGATTTGTTGACAGAAAAACAAGTTGGGCAAGCTTTATCGCTGATTAAAGGTCGTAACCTCAACCCATTGCTAAACGAGGTCTATATCGTAGCTTACAAAAAGAAAAATGGTGGGGCTGAATTTAGCTTAATCGTCTCAAAAGAAGCATTCTTGAAGCGCGCAGCACAAAACCCGAACTATGAAGGTTTTGAAGCCGGAGTGGTAGTTGTTGACGATTCTGGTGATATGGTAGAGCGAAAAGGGGCGCTGCTACTACCTAACGACACGCTCGTTGGTGGTTGGGCAAGAGTTTACCGCAAGAATTTCAAGGTTCCTGTAGAGGTTTTCGTTAGTCGTGAAGAATACGATAAAAAGCAAAGCACTTGGAACGCTATGCCAGCTACCATGATTAGAAAAACCGCTCTTGTCAATGCCTTACGTGAAGCTTTCCCAGAGGATTTAGGAAATATGTACACTGAGGATGACGGCGGTGAAACATTCGACAGAATCAAGGATGTAACGCCACAAGAGACACAAGAGGATGTTAGAGCTCGTAAGCTGGCGCAAATCGAACAAATGAAGCAAGAACAAACGCATTTCCAACAAACAAGTGAAAGCAATTCTCAACCGGTTGCCAATTCACAAAACGAGCCAGTTCAAGGCGAACTTCTCGACTATTAACGAGGTGTGAACAATGCAAGAATTACAAGTTAATATTGAACAAGCTAAAGTTGAAATTGTAGGGCAAGAGGTTTTTGAAAAAGGCATTGCTGATGTAGTTGCTAAGTATCAAAATTACACAGTCACTGCTGGCACTATCAAAGACGACAAGAAAGTTTTGGCTGAATTACGAAAATTAACCAAGCAAATTTCAGACGAACGTATCAAAATCAAGAATGAGTTATCAAAACCAGCGACGGATTTTGAAAAATATATCAAGGAAACAGAGAAACCTCTTAAAAACATTATCAACCAAATTGCAAATGATGTGAAAGAGTTCGAAAATCATCAAAAAGCACTGAGATTGGACACTGTTAAAAGCTATTTAGCTAACAAAGCCAGCGACTATATGATTGACCCTCGCATTTTTGATGGAAAAGCAACGGAATACATCAAAAATGGCGATTTTATGGCGGACGGTGTAACTCTTAAAAAAGCGACTATGAAGGCATTAGACGACATGGTTACTTTTGAATATCAAAAACAAGAGGAATTTAAAAAAGCCACTCAATCCATATCTGGACTTTGTTCAGAGTACGGAATGACCGACCAACCGTATATCCGTATGCTTCAAAATCTGACATTAGCAGAGGTGTTAGATCAGATTCGTTCAGACCATGCTTTTGAATTACAAGAACAAGAAGCTGAACGCAAAAGACAAGAACAAGAAGCACTACGACAAGCTGAATTGCAAAAACAAAAAGAAAAGATAGCAGAAACGAAACCAACGGCATTAGTTGTCGATTCAGAAACGGGCGAAATTATCGAAAACACGCCAACAATTGAAGAAGCTAACATTCCAGAATCAAAACGTTATCGCCAAAAAATGACACTTGAAGTCTACTTTGAAGATTCAGACGATAAAGACAGATTTAAACGTTTACTTAGCAAAAACGGTTGGGAATACAAACAAAACTACACTGTCAGCGGCTATCAAAACATAGCTAGTATGACCGAAGAAGAATTGAAAATACATTTAAGTTAATGTCAAGACCAAAATCTAAACCCAAACTGGACGATTTACTAAATCGTGAATAGAAGGAGAGAAAACTATGATTAATTCAGTCTGTCTTGTCGGAAGATTAACAAGAGACCCAGAGCTACGCTACACGCCTAGCAATGTTGCTGTTGCAACATTTAGCCTTGCGGTTAACCGTACCTTTAAGGACGCTAACGGCGAACGTGAAACGGACTTTATCAACTGTGTTATCTGGCGTCAGCAAGCTGAGAATTTGGCTAACTGGGCTAAGAAAGGCGCATTGATTGGAATTACTGGACGTATTCAGACACGTAGCTACGAGAATCAGCAAGGTCAACGTGTGTATGTAACCGAGGTTGTCGCTGAAAACTTCCAAATGCTGGAAAGCCGAGCGGCGCGTGAAGGTGGCAATGCTAACGGTGGTTATAATCAATCTCAACAGCAAGCGCCAAGTTATTCAAAAAATAACGGCAATCCGTTTGGTAATTCAAACCCTATGGATATCCAAGATTCAGATCTACCCTTCTGATTTGGTGAAAACATGAAAATGATTTTAAACATTGAGCCTAAACCTCAAACAAGGCCACGATTTAGCAAGTTTGGAACTTATGAAGACCCTAAAATGAAGGCATGGCGTCGTCAGTGCTCGCAACTTATTGAGCAAGAATACGACGGGCAATTCTTTGACGGCCCGATTATGGTTGATGTCACCTTTTACATGAAAGCTCCCTTGAGTGTATCAAAAA